ACCGTTCCAGCGGCACCTGTACCGACAACACCCGTAACAGGAGCATTGATGCTGAGAAGAATCGTAGGCGAACCTAGCGTTCCTGTTCCTTCAACACCTGTAACCGGCAGTGTGTTGTTGCTTATCGTGGATACTGTTCCTACAGATCCAGTACCCTCAACACCTGAAGGTGCGCCAGTTGCACCACCAGTTGCGGTGCCAGTGTTTGATGATCCAGTGCCCTCTACCCCGGTAACCCCTTGAACGATGCTCAAAGAGAAAGAGGGCGTCCCTATCTGCCCTGTACCCTCAACACCTGTAACGGGGAGGGTATTGTTCGATATTGTAGATACAGAGCCGGGAGACCCAGTGGCTGATACTCCCGTGACAGGGACGGTTGCTCCTAACGCAACAAAGACAGAACCTACAGATGCTGTCCCCTCGACACCCGTTACAGCTAGGGTGTTGTTTGAAACAGTGGTGGCGGCAGTTACTGCGCCTGTAGCAGACACACCTGTGACTTCGACGGGCAGGGGTGTTCCCCACGCGCCTTCGCCCCAGCCGCCTCTGGCCCAGCCGTTAATCGCCGCCATGTACTAAGTACTAGGCTATTCGGATAATGGCGTTAGACGCATCCGCAGTAGGGAACTGAATAGTAAAGTCACCCGCTGTTGAAGTCTTATCACCACCAAAATCCAATGCACAAACAGCAGGATCGCCTGATGCCGACTCATTAAAGATGAGAGCACCCCTCGCCGTAACTGTCGCATTTGAGAACGTAAGATCAGCGAAGTCTGTCAGTGCAGTCGTGCCTGATGAAGACGGATCTACGCGGGTCAGGGCTGCACCTTTTGCGGTGTAGTTTGTGCCCGACACTTCGTTAGATGTCGTGTATGCGGTGGTGCCTGCGCCCAAAGAAGCACTGCTCGTATACAGTGCCAAGTTAAACGTACTTCCGCCTGAGTTTAGAAAATTGTGTTTTGCTTCCAAAAGCTCTTTCTTGAAAGACGTACACATTGCAGTCGTGATAGCCATTATAGACTCCTTATGATGTTCGCCATATCAGCATGGCCTTGGTTTTCAAATTCAGCGGCAAGAGTAACTCTGTCACTGCGAATCGCTTCTTTGATATAAAATAAGACCGTTGCTCTAACAGCCCTCTTGAATTCGTTTGCCTGTTCTGCAATTGCAGGATGGCAGTTCCCACCAACACTAACAATCCTATCTGCTGCTGAGTCAGCCCAGAAGTCTGGATCGTGTCCCTTGTTTTCTGTGGTTGAAACAAAGACGTTTCCTACGCCCATCTCTGAAGGTGTGATCAGCACTCAGCTATATCCTTTCTGAACGAACCATACCGGCTCTGTAATTATCTGTTGTACTGTAGCCTTCACCCAAAGACTTGAGATCCGCCAAGGCTGTCTCATATCTAGTGGCGTAAAGCTGCATCATATCTTGTTCTGTTTTCAGAAACGTCCCGGCCTCTATCAGGCTTCCATAAAGCAAGGCTTCTTCCGCATTAGACCCAAGCCAGCTAGTCCCGTCCGCCGAAACCGTTATTGATTGCGGAGAGTAGAAGTAGTGTAGCTCTACGGTCAGATTGTCATTTGGAGTCGGCCCAAGAATGAATGTCGTATCATCAAACAAGGCATAGTATTTAGGCGTACCCGTTGTACTAGCCACTGGATAAGCCTGACGGATGAAGTTTACATCCTTAATAATCAGGTACTCATATCCAGAGGTAGGCGTGATGGCTAACGAATACACAGACAAGAAGTCAGATGGTGTCTCTAGGTACGGGTTACTTGACGTTGTGACCCCGTTAACTGCTTTGCGAAAGTTAGGCAACTGGACAGATTTAAGTATTCTGTCTTCCGCCTGACGAATGATAAGCGGTAAGTTTGATACTAGCGTGGTCTCGGTGCTCTCCAAGTAGTCCTGAATAGCAGACTTGAGTGTAGTGAATGTAAGGGCCATCAGCTTGTTGCCACCGTGACTCGGCCTACATCACCCGTCATACCCAAGCCCACCTGACCCACAGGATCAAATGACGATAGGATTCTGCTCTCATCCAACGACCTGTCGGGTCTTGGGTTCAAGAGAGGCTTAGGATCGTCAAGCAAAAGCTTGCCGACCTGTAGCTGCGGCTGGTCTGGATCGACAACATCTTTGCCAATCAAGAACCCTGTAGGTCTTTGGTTAAAAATTTCAGGCACAAGATCTCTAAGCGGATACCTGAACCCAGTTCGATCACAATAGCCGTAAGCGTACTTGCCCTTTGCTCTACTCAAAAGGTATATCCTCCCGGCGAAACAAACAAAGAAGCCTTGTTGCGATCAGACTCAGAAGCAAGCTTCCATTGCTCTTCATAGTCCATCTTCAACGCTTGTGCTCTAGCACCAGCTTGGGGGTACTTCATGCTTAACTGATACGCCAAACCACTAACTAAGCACGGCAAAAATCTAGCTGGAACATCTATGTTGTTTGACGCAGGGCTGCCTGCATCTTCAATACGCTCCATGTAGTAGTACCCAAACGAGTACGTCTCTTGAGCGTCTGGTGTAGGCCATAGATTAATTGTAATGTTATCTGCGTTTCTATCAACGAAGTACTGGAGCGGCTTGCTTTGAGACAGCTTGTTAGGAAGGTTTGAGTATTGGCTCACCGATATGCGAGTCATTGACTGATCAAACTGAGAGTTTGTGTCGCCTGCATCTGTGCGTATAAACGCTTCGATTATATCTAGAACCTTCCCATCTAACGTATATGTGTTAGTTCCGGCAGTCAGCGCCTGCGTTCCAAACTCAACAGTCCATAGGTTAAGACCTCTGTTCTGCCACTCAAGCATCATCAGGTTTAGGCTGCGCCTAGCTGTCTTGTAGTCATAGCCACTACGAAGCTCTAAACCTGCTCGCTCAAACGCCTCTTCCATAGAATCAGCTAGGTCAAGATTGAATGTAAATGTGCCACTAGTAGCCACCACTACCTCCGATTCTTCTTAACCCTGCGCTTCTTGGCCTTAGGCTTGTTGATTTGTTGTTTCTGTTGCGCTCGGCTTATTGGCATTAGCTTTTGCCAAACTTCTGCTTCTGCGACTTAGGGGGGCTTTTCTTGCTGCCACCCTTACCAGACCAAAACATCTTGTTTGCCCAGTACGCGGCTGATGTCTTGCCCTTCTTAATGTTCTTGGCGTGACGGGCCTTGAAGCTTTTGCGAGCCTCTGCTGAATAATTGTGACCCATCTTCTGGTCACCGAAGCGGATTATCTTTACCTTCCCCGCGTCGCGCACAGCAACGACCCCTTTCTTTGAGGGGTGGCTGGGTGTTCTTTTAGGCTTGTTCAGCCCTTGCAGACCGGCCTTCTTTAGCCTGTTCTTCTCCGCATCCGTCAAGCTCATTTGCGATGCCTCGCTGTTTTCTTGGCAATCTTCTTTGGCTGACTGGAGTGCTGCTTTCCTTTCTTGGTGTCCGCTCGCTTCTTTCGACTTGTAGCAGCGTACTCCGCATCTGATAGAGACGCTCTAGCCTTCTTCGGGAGATACCTTTCACCTGTCGCTTTCTTTCCTTGTGTCGATGGCTTGCCGGACTTGGTTCCCCATTCCTGCTTAGTCCACTTCTTCAAAGACTTCTGTGACTTCTTGAGAGCCATTAGTCCTTGTATCCTCCGCCAGCTTCCTTGTAACGTTTAGCCAGCATCTGCGCTTTACGCGCAGACCACTGTCCCGGCTTACCGCCTTTCCCGCTTGCCTTGATAGAGTTAAACAGTCTTTTGCGTAAGGCTGGCTTCGTATAGTTGCCAGCCTCATTCACGCGAGACTTCTTTTTCTCTGCCACTAGAAGTGCTTCCTTACCTGCATAACGATAACGTACACATTACCCGAACTTGCGCTAACAGTAGAGAACTGAATGTCTCCAGTTACACCGCTACCAGCGTTATTGGGAATGCCCGTAAAGTCAGTAAAGTCAAACGTTCTAGCGTCATCAGCCTTCAACTGCCACGCCAAAACGTCGCTTGAGGCGTCAAACAAGATCTTAACGCCCATCCCTACGGTGGTGTACTGGATCTTCTCAATCGATACCTTGGTGCAAGCCGCGCCCGTTACCGGATCAACAGCCAATGCAGAAACATCGATCTTTGTTACCGCCGACTCACCCGTGCCATCGCTGACATTAGTGAATCGGAATATCGCAGTACTACCATTATCTTGAATGGTTTGCGTTGCTACTGCATCAGCCATGACTATCTCCTATTAGGAATCGGCAAACGCAGGAGCATCCGCACCTTGCTGGTAACCCCAGACATACCAACTATCACCATCCTTGGCGACAAAGTTGATTTCAAAAATGCCAAAGTCGGTCAGCGTGAGCTTGCGATTTGAGTTTCCGTCTGAGTAAACAGACACGCTGTCTGCATCAGAGTCGATGTGAACGATACCGCCTTGAATGAAGTTAGACGTAGATCCGGTATCAAAGATAACGTTCTCAGTCTCTTCAGCAGCGCCGCCATAAATAAACTTGAAGTTAATACCCGCCGCTGGTGCAGGCAACGTCAAGGTTCGATTCGCTGTTACCGCAGGAACAACGACTGTTCGACTGCCGTGCTCTGCTGCCGTGATAGTGGTGTCCGCATCGGTAAGTAGAACCGGCGTAGCGATAAGTCCAGAGTTATCAAGCTGGAACGAGGTGCTTACCTCTCCAGAAGTTGAGTCCTTTGAAACAACCTTGAATCCATTTTCGGAGCGTACCGCTCCAGTGAAAGTCGTATTACCCATTGTAGTCTCCTGTCTGGGTTAGTCCAATTGTTCCACGTGGAACATTCGGTCAGGAAAAAGGGCGGCCCCCGAAGGGGCCACCAAACTTTCCCTAGCTACTAGCTAGATCCGGGTGATCCGTAGATTCCCAGAGGATCAGAAACGCCGAAGCTGTAACGTTCACGCGCCTTGTAGCGCACGTTGCCAGTATCGAAGTCACCATCCATTGAAGTTTCAAGCGCAGTACGCTCGAAGTGCTTCATGCCATTTGGCACATCGGTGATCAAGAAGAAAGCGTTGCTGTCAGTCAGGTAATGATTGACTGCA